AGCGAGTGGCACATCGTATTTTCTGCTCAAGATAATTCAGATAACTTGATTTATCAAACTAATATCTATACACTAGTACAATATAAGTGGAATGGTATTAGTTGGGTAAAGAGTTTCGAAGGCGAATACCCAAGAGGCGAATGGAGACTAGAACTATAAAAGATTCGATTGAATGCTCGGGTGCATTTATTTTTGCAAGATCGACTCGCAGATTTTTGTTTCTACAAAAGCGTCACGGAAAGCACAGTGATAACTGGGTGCTAGTCGGAGGCACTAACAATCAGGGAGAGACTATTTTTCAAGGTTTACAAAGAGAAATAGAAGAAGAATTAGGACATGTTCCTGATATTTTAAAAACAATACCTTTAGAAAAATTCGTAAGTAATGATAGCCTTTTCAATTTTCATACATTTTTTTGTCTAGTAGAAAATGAATTTATTCCTATTTTAAGTGACGAACATCAAGCATGGGGATGGTTTCAATTAGATTCGCCTCCTAAACCTTTACATAAGGCATTGGATCTTAGTCTTCGCAATAAAATAATTCAGACTAAGATCCAATCAATCATAGATATTTCTGACAGTCTTTAAGCTTGCGCCTCACCCCAACGTAAAATAATATTAGAATTAACAGTTGTACCAGACGCTTTATAAACGTTAATTGCTAACACATCAGGCCCATTTGGATAAGTTCCTCTGCCACCCAATGTAGTATTAGTAAGTTCTTTTAATTCTGCTAGATCCAGTTCGCCGCTTTCTCCAGGTTGTGAAATAAATGAAAATACTGTTTCTCCTGGTAGTGCATATGGTGGTTGACCAAATCTGAAGGTAATTACTTCTGCTGGAGATTGAGCAGAAATACTAGTTTGATTAAATTGAACCCTATAGTAAGTTGTTCCATTAAATGTTTGTTCTGTGCTTACATTACTAATTCTAGTACCTGCTGGAAAATCACTTAATAATGTAGTTGTTCCTAAAGTTGTTGTTAATGTTCCGGCTACAACTGATGTCGAAACAACAAAAGTAAATGTAGTTGCACCCACAGTTGCTACAGTCCAAGTTCCATTAAGTTTAGTCTGTTCTGTTCCTGTAGCACCTGATATAGTAATTCTATTACCTACTCCGATTACGTTAGCAGTAGCGGCTATAGTACCAGTTACAGTTGTTGTTCCGTTGCCAATAAAATTAGTTATTGTTAAACTACTATCTATAGAAACTTCTGTACCTACTCCTGCACCATTAGTATTCACTAAATTAGTCCAGCTTGCACTAGTAAAAAAAACAAAGTTTGTGTTACCTGTACTTTGTCTTACACTTAGCTGCACGTTAGCAGCAGCATTTACTGAGCTAGTACTGTTTAAACTTGTATTGACTTGATAGTAAGGAGTGTGGCTAAAAGTTATTGTTCTACTGCCTGAAATACTAGCCGCTACTCCACTAAAGACAACTCTTGTATAAGTTATTCCTGCAAATGATCTTCCAGTGTTAATTGTATTGATCGTTCTAGGTGTAGGAAAGGTAGTTGCATCATTAGTAGTTGCTCCTACTATACTACAATCTAAAGGCAAATTATTCCAACTTGAAGAAGTAAAATATAAATTGTCTAAATTATTTGAATAAGTTCCGCCTAGACTAAAAGTAGCATTGCTATCTCTACTTGCTCCAAAAGTACTTGCACTCATTGTCAAAGTATAATATGTTCTGCCACTGGCTGAACTTGGTCCTGATACATTGGTCACATATGTTCCGCTTGGGAAGCCACCGCCGTTGATGGTCATTCCAACTGTGGAGACAGGATTTACATTGTTGGACCATTCAAAGGCTCTAGCATAATAAAGATTAGTGCCAAAGGATATATCAAATTCTAACCTCACATTACCAGTAGTAAGTTGGTCAATAGTTGTGGCTGTAGGACTGCTGCTAGCAGAAATAGTAGTAATAGTTGTTCCAGAAGGATACTTACCGTCGTTTATGGTTGATCCGGTGGTAGCACCAATACTAGTCCAACTAGCCTGCGTCGCGTAAAAGAAACTAGACCCTGATGATCTGTTAAATACCGAATTGTTGGGTACAGTTAAATTACCGTTGATATCTGTTTGTAATGTTGCTCCTGCTGTTGTTTGCGATCCACTGTTCCATGTTACTGATCCGCCGGGTGCTATTTGTGCAAAGCTAGGCTGGCCACCAGCTGCTAGACTGCTTAGTCCGCCCCACGAAATTTGGCTAGGATCAGTAGGATAGTTGCTAGGATTTAATACACCCTCAACAACTATACCACCAGACCCTGTATCAGATGTAATCGCTATACCTTTTAACAATAGTTGCGCACGGTTTAATAATTCTCGTTCTCCTAAATCTCCAACAATAGCATTACTAATACTTGGTGCAAGTCTAATCAGAAACGCTGTCTGTTTAGTAGTACTGACTGATACACCAGTACTTGCATAACTGAAAATATATCCTCGATCTTCATCAAATAATCCGTCCATTAGGAATGCACTACCCCAATGACTAATAATTGGGCTAGTTGTACAGCTGACTAAGATTACTCCTGTATTAAATTCGTGTGTGCTTGCTGGTCCCGCAGTAAATGTTCGTAATGACCCTGCTATAAAACTAGTCAGTGATGCAGCTCTTGTACAATTTAGCAAAGTATTTCCAGATTTTCCGTTATATGAAATGAGTTCATTGTCTATATACACAATCGCTGTCTCATTAGGAAAATCCCTAGCATCTACTAACGGTATACTAGTAGCTAGAGCACTTATAGAACTGGCTAATTTATCTCTTGCTGACTCATTATGTACTTCGTAGCGAACAGGTTGGTTACCTGTTCTCATATAGGCTTCTGTGTTAACGTTACTATTTCTCATTCTATGAAAGAAAATAAAATTGCCGTCACTGCCTCGTAACATAAAATCAATAAAACCTACAGCATACCAAGACCATTGCATACCAATCATCTGCATTTTAGTAATATCAATGTTAAATCCGCTAGGGCCTGTTCCATCTAATCTATCAATATTAAAATCCTGTTGTTTAACTACATAATCTGATACTAGACAAATTTTAGAAGCCACAGCATCTACTGCTCCTCTATAATCTGGAGCAACAGTCATTGATGTTTGACTGGTAATACGTGTAACTACATGTGTCATTCCTTTAATAACAATTCTATCTCCTGCCTTAATCTGATCTCTAAATCTAGTATTAACTCCTGTCATTAAATTAGTATCTTTGGTAATATTGACTACACCGGCTAATTGTTGAGTAGAACTACGTCTAACCACAGCAAAATCGTTACCATCATATTGGAAAAACAATCCATTTTGATCGTCATGTGTGCCTGCTCGGACAGTGGCGCCGTGCCATTGATACGTAGACATTAATGCATTTGGACCTAATACAGCAGTTGTATTCGCTAGGACTGTTTGTGCTAAGACCTTGAACTGACGTTCATTAATTATTTCAGTAACTGTATAAGTTCCGTTGTAACCAAAAGTTTCAATTCCTATAATTTTTATTCTACTACCAATTTGTAATCCATGATCAACATCATCCATTACAAAAGTAATATCCGATCCTATAGTTACATCTTCTGCTGTAGCACTTTGAATGTTTACACTAGGTGCAAACAAAGCGCCTGTACAGTAATTTACACCTTTACCTGATTGATAACGAATATATTTTTTACTCATACGAATCGCTTGCGAACCGTGCTGTGGACCGCCTGTGCCTAACTGTACACCACCATCATATGGTCGATGTACAAAGTATGCATCAGATCGTGTATAAATTGTTCCGGTAAGAGCAACTGCTGTATCAACAGTTCCAGCAGTTCTTGCTGTATACCTTAAACTTGTTACAGAAGGAACTTGCTCTACAAAAAATGGCCCTGCTGCTAATGAATGATTAGATCCGGCGCTGGTTATCCGTGTTGTTATACTTGCTCCTGGAAGTAATCCATGAGCTGTAGAAAAACTAACCTCTATTAACGCTATTCCACTATAATTTAAAGTTGTACTTGTTGGAATAGTTGCTGTTGTTACACTGCTTAATAAAAGAACAGAATAAAATGATATGCTACTACCTAATGTAGCTGTTCCAGTTACTACGGCTGCTGAACTCACTCCAGACCCACTTATTCCTGATACCGAGATAATTAAGTCGTTAGTCGGACTGGTGCCTCCTAAACTTGTTCCTAGAATTAGTATTCTATTTCCTACTCTATAATTTGTTCCAGCCGCAGAGACTGCACTAACTGTATAAGATCCCGCAGATTTACTAATAGTAAATTGTGCTCCTGATCCATTATTAGCTACGTTATTTGCGGTTAAAGATGTAAATGTAGCATCAGTGCCTACAGCGTTACCGTCATAGCTAAATGACACAATCGATCCGCTTACACCTAAAGTTATCACAGTAATTTCTAAATCATTAGCAGGACTAGCGCCACCTAAGTTTGTACCTAAAATTGTAATTACATCACCAATATTATAATCAATACCAGAATTATTCAAAGAAACGGCATAAGTACCTGCTGAAGAATCGCCTAAATCACTGCGTAGAATATTCCAAGTAGCACCTGTTCCTGTTGCTGTTGAATCTATAGCTGTAACAAAATCTTGAGATACATTGCTATAAGTAAATGTTTTTACTACTGAAGTTCCAGTAAAAGTTATGGCAGTAATTTCACCTGCTCCTCCTATACTAGAGACTGTAACTGTTATATCATTAGTTGGACTTGTACCTTCTAAGAATGTACCTTCTATCGTAAGTTGGTCACCAATATTATAACCTGTTCCTGCATTGTTTATGACCACTGTATCATAAACGTTGTTAGTTCGTGTAACATTAAAGGTAGCACTAGTTCCTGAAGCTGCTACAGTAGTACCTGATACAGACAAATAGCTAGCAGTGCCTCCGGTAAACCCTGTTGTTGTTGGTCCTGATAACGATACTGTTGATCCTACTATCTGAGTAACAAATATAGAAGTGCCTGAACCATTATCAATAGCAGATCCTTCTACTATTCCAGAAACTGAATCAAATATAATACTAGTAGCACCTGAACTAACAGTTGTATTCACAGTCTGAGTTGCAACTACACCACCAGATCCTATCACTCCTGATACTTGTGTACCAGTATCTATACCTGTTCCGGTTATTGGAGATCCAGTTGAAGGAGCGGTGCCAGTAAAGGCTAATCTATTAGAAGATATTGTTGTAGAAAAAACTGTATTAATTGTGCCAGTAGTACCATTAGAAAACACGCTGAATACTGGATTACCAACAGGTGCTCCTGTATAAAATTCTGCTTTTCTTAACTGTGTATATGTAGTTGCTAGCACTTGACCATTGCTACTTCCTACTTTAGCTGTGGCATAATAAGTAAATGTTGTTGCGCTAGGAACAGAATTCACTAAAAAAGTGCCTTCGGCTCTACTAAATCCTGTAATAGTATTTGCTAATGCTTTAATTGTAAAAGGCATACCTACTGTAAATCCATGTGCTCCAGCAGTAGTCACTGTAATCAGACTAGAACCTACACCAGTAATTGCATTACCAGTACTAGCATCAGTAGTAACATTTAGTACAGAAGTATCTGATCCTGGTACTTCATATGAACTAGGATATCCTCGTAAAAGACCAATGGCTTGCCATTTAGTAGGCTGTAGTCCATATTCAAAGTCAGCATCAAGCATACTCTGAGATGCAGCAACTCGCATACGTTCGATTGCATCTGTTCCGTAATCGTATGGCCGTACTCTAGTTTCCTTTTCTTCTACAAAAATTTGTATGTCATCAAACGCTGTCGCAGTAGACGTATCTGCTTCTAAATAAATTGTAGTTACGTAATCTGCACGATCTCTAAATGCTCCAAAATTATCATCTTTATAGAAAAAATTACTAACATAACCTGTGTCTACTATAACCGATGCCCCTAAACTTGGTGCAGCAAAATTAAAAAGAACTGTATTGCTGGTCGAGTTAGTAATTAAAAGTAAGTCATTTATATCAAATTTGCCTAAAAGTCTAATTGTAGAAACTCCATTAGACAATACAGGTAAACTGCTTAATCCGTTTTGTAAAACTGCTATAAAACTGTTAGATAATGATGTGATTCTTGATGCTGCGCCAGCTTCGCCAGCTGTTCCAGTAGTGACTTGAGCTTCCGTCACAGGACTTTGTTCTGAAGTATAAACTGATTTAGTAATTACGTAGTTATTAATTAAATTACGTACAAATGTTTGTGCAGTAATTTCAGGTAACCGATCTCCGCTTAGTTGTGAAACACTGCCATTCCAGAATCTTGATGAAATGTAGTAAGTCTTAGCATTACCTCCATATCTTAAATCATGCAAGTAAGCATCTATAACTAATCCTATG